AAGCATGAGTAAAGCTGTTTTGATCAGCATTCGCACAGAGTGGTGTGAGAAGATCGTCAACGGGCGGAAGACCATTGAGGTGCGCAAGACGCGCCCGAAGATGGATACGCCGTTTAAGTGCTACATCTACTGCACGCAGAGCGCTGATATGCTTTGGATTTTGAAGGAAAGGGAACGGTATCTCCATCCTGATAAAATAGCGGATGTTTTCAAGGCTGCTAAATGCGGCGGAGCATATCGGGGGAATGGCAAGATCATCGGCGAGTTTGTATGCGACGACATTTTTGAAAGGATCGTCAGAGTAGGAGCAATCTGTGAACCGCCGAAATATTGCATCTGCGATTGGAACATGGACTGCACACCACTTGATACGCTTCTTGCGGATGCCTACCTGACAAAAGACGAACTGGAGAAGTATCTGGACGGCGGCGTCGGCTACGGCTGGCACATTTCCAACCTCAGAATTTACGATACTCCGCGCGAACTGCGGGAATTTTACGCTGTGCCAAATGAGGTAGAGGTAGCGCTCAAGGCAAAACCCAAGCCGATTACCCGCCCGCCGCAGAGCTGGCGGTATGTGGAGGAAGAGCTATGGAACGATTGACTTATTTCAAAGACGGATACTGGCGGATAAATTTCAGCGGAGTGCAGTACCAGGCGGATTTTGTTGATCGACTTGCGGCCTACGAGGACATTGCCGAGTTGTGCGGCGGGTTTGACCGCCTCCGCGAGCTTGCCGAGGCCGACAAGGACGGGCGCGTGGTCGTGCCGCCGTGCAAGGTGGGCGATAAATTATACAGAGTGCTTGCCGGAGAAATCTTCGAGCACAGAGTCGGGAGAATGAAATACTTCGCAATACAGGGACGGTGGGACATTGAAACGTACCCGTTCTGCCCATGCGTGGAAAGTTCCATAGGAAAAACTATATTTTTGAGCCACAAAGAAGCCGAGAAGGCTTTGCAGGAAATGGAGGGAAAGGCATGAGCAACCAGGGAGTAATCCGTGGGACAATTGATGGACAGGAAAAGTATTGCAGAATCCCAATCCGTAGCCGCTTGTATGAATCCGTGATGGAAGATAATACGACGGAGCTTTCCTCGGAGGCGATTCTCGCCATGCCGCATGACAAGGCGGCTGCGGTGATTGATGCAATTATGGCGGACTGGCTCTACTGGCTCAAGAGAGCCGGGGAGTTGTGGGTACTGACGCGCAATTCCGCCGAGGAAACGGAGGGCAAGGCATGACCAGAAAACGCGCAAGAAAGATCCTCATGTCCATCGGCACGAGTCGGAACCATGCAAACTGGGGGCTGACGGCAAAGCCGCGCTGGAAGACAAACGCCGGTGTGGTACAGGACACGCTGACAATCACCCTGTACGCGAAGCTGCTGCGGAAGAAAATGGACGAGGGCAAAATAACGGAGGAATCCGCATTCCATGCGGGAGAGATGAAGGCAAGTGAACTTTGGTTGAGGGAGGTAAACCATGCCTGACGAATACATCAGCCGCGAAGCGGCGCTGAAAGATTTTGGAGCCAGCAACGCTCAAAATCCGAACTGGACACCTCAGCGTGTGAAAACGCTCCTGCTGCGTCAGCCAGCCGCAGACGTTGCGGAGGTGGTGCGGTGCAAGGACTGCAGGCACAGTAAGTATGCAGCGTGGTGCGAGGGATATGCGTGCTGCAGAACAGTTGGAGAGTATCATCACGCAGATTTTGGATGCACAGCCGGAAAACCGCGAACAAACGGAGTTACAGAATGAGCGGACTGCGGTTTGCCCGTGGGGGCGCGAAAGGAGGAAAGCTGATGCAGGATTGCTGTTTGACATGCAAGAAGTTGGAATACAGAAAGAACTACGTTTACCCGTATCGGTGCTTGCTGAATAAGGCAGAACGGTTCTCAGAGGATGAATGTCTTAGATGGGTAATGGAAGTCTATAAGTGCGACAAGTACGAGGAAGCAGATTTGGATGACTATTGTAGTCGGGGCGAGAAGAAGGGCGTGACCGAATGAGCGGACTGCGGTTTGAATCCATGGCGGACATGCCGCCGAGGATGCGGGAGCTTTATGCACGGCAGCAGATGCCGGGGGCTGCCGCGGCGCCGAAGAAGGCCTCGAAGTATCACAGCACGCCCGCCGAGCGCGGAGAGCTGCGCTTCGACAGCCAGAAGGAGGCGCGGCGGTACGACGAGCTGATGGTAATGCTCCGGGCTGGCATTATCTCCGATCTGCGCCTGCAGCAGCAGTTCACGCTGCAGGAATCTTATATGACAGAGACCGGAGAGCGGATCCGAGCGGTGCGGTACACGGCGGACTTTTCGTACAAATTCGGAGGCAAGCTCGTCGTCGAGGACGTGAAGTCCAAGCCGACGCGGACGAAGGAGTACCTGCGCAATAAAAAATTCATGCGCTCGAAATTCGGAATCGATATACAGGAGATTTAAAAATGCCGGAAGAAAAAACGAATGCCGGACGGGAATGCCGTGCGGCCTGCCGAAAAGCGGGAACGCCTGCATGAACCGCACGACGGCCTGCTGCCTGAAATGCGGCTGGAATCCGGATGAGCAGGTGCGGCGCAGGGCGCTGCCGCTCAAAAAGAGCGAGGACGGCCTGCTGCACAAGGATATCAGCACCAAGGAATAGGCAATCAGCCGGGGAACCATATTTTATCGGACTTATGCCGCAGCCGCTCCGCCATGAGACGGCTGCGGAAGGAAACCCCGGCTTTGCACCCGGCGCACGGAAAATCCCTCAAGCTCTGTGCGCCGGGAAAGCGCGTGAGACGTGCGCAAAAACGTCATCCCACACGGGGTATCGCATAGGCCCCGTGCATCGCTTGCCTCCTTTTTATAAGCCGCCTGACGGCAGTCAAGGGCGGCTCGCCCGGAAATGCGCAGCGTTTGTCAAGCGAGCGCGGCGCGCCGGTGCGCAGACGGTGAAAGCCCGTCCTGCCTACGGGGGCCGGAATACCGGCCCCCAGACGAAGGAGTGTGAAACTATGGGCAAATCCAACAAGGTCGCGTTGGTCTGCCAGGTCTGCGGGGCCACATTTTACAAAGTGCCGAGCGCGATCACGATGGAGACAAGGTGCTGCTCGAAGGAGTGCCGCGGGAAAGTGCAGGCAGAAAGACTGGAGCAGCGCCGCCGGGAGCTTGCAAAGGAGCTGGAGGACCTGCGCACCGAGAGCCCGGAAGGCGAAAAGCGCTTGCCGCACAGGCTCGTCCGAATCCGCATAACGGCCAAAGTCCCGGTATGGCCGGAATACCAGCCAAGGATCGGAGCCACATACCGGGCGGAGCGGTATCCAATGTTCAAAGCGCCGGGATATGTGATCGAGTCCGGCGGAAAACGCATCAATATCCGCGCCGATGAGTGCGTGGAAATCTGAAAGGAGAATCAAAATGGCAGGAATCATGGGACTGTTCGCGTCAGAACTGGATGAGTTTGTCGCGGACTATGACAATCAATTCTGGGACGCGAGTTTCCACGGCGAGGCATACCCGCCGCGGATCGTAATGGAGCGCTCCACGCCGCCGCTCTACCGGGTGGAGGACGACGGCACAAAGACATTGGAGCCGAATCCGACGATTCAGATCATCGGCAGCGTGGACACGGAGGTAGTCACGACCGGAAAACTTCAGATCAGCAAGAAGGATTTCACAAAGCTGTGCAACCGCGCCGCCGCTCTGCTGGAACTGTTCCTGCACGGCTTTATGCAGGAGCGCAAGGAAATGGAGGCGGCACAGAATGACTGACACGGGGAAACTCTATTGGTCTGCGATCAAGACGTTCGGCGTGGATCTGCAGCTCGCGGTTGCCATCGAAGAAATGGCAGAGCTGACGAAGGAACTGTGCAAGGCGCAGCGGACGATATTTGCGGCGCGGACAGATCTTGGGGATGGACGGATCGATAACCTTGATGAGATCGCCGAGGAGATTGCAGACGTGCAGATCGTGCTGGAGGAGCTGGAGCAGCTGTATGGCGCCAAGAAAAAAGTGCAGAAAATCCGGCAGCAGAAACTCGCACGGCTGGAAATGCGGATCGAGAAGGCAAGAGAGGCACGCGGGGATAATCGTGAGCATACCGCACATTAGGAAGATCTGGGCCCGAAAGGGGATCCATGGTATGCAAAGCTGAATGGGCCGGGGCCAGATCCCAAAGGAGCACGAGGCGCGTGGGGGCACTGCCCGAAATGCGGGGCATCAGATTGCGAATGGGACGCTGAGACAGACGTATGCACATGCAAGGCGTGCGGATACACGAACTGACCGTTGAAACTGTGGCCGGAATCTCCGGCCACGCTTTGAGCGGGCAGATGGCCATGTAGGGGCGGACGGCTCTGTCCGCCGGGAGAAAGAGGTGTGGATGATGGCAAAGAGACACAAGCGCCGCCTGTTTACAGGGGCGGTATGTACGCAGATCGTTTATACCGTGTCCGATGGCGCGGACAAAAGGACCAGCAAGCCCAAAAAGCCGCGCTTCCAGACGCAGGCGGAGCGCGATGAATTCAACAGCAAGCAATCGCTGGATCGGCTCGTTGCGCTGATGAACTCCAATTTCTCGCCCACAAGCCTGTATTCCACCCTGACATTGGATGCAGAAAACGAGGTACATACCGCAGAGGAAATGCGCAGAGTGCGCGACAATCTTGTGCGCCGTATGCAGTATCACTATCCAAAGGCAAAAATCGTTGTGGTTTACGGCAGAGGCAAGACAACCAATCGCTTCCATTTGCACCTGGTAACAGAGGGCATTCCGGAAGAAGCCATCGGCGAACTCTGGGGCCTCGGCAGCGTGATCGAAGTCCGCCACCTGCGAAAGCACAATTATTACATAGATGAGCATGGCAATAAGGTTGACCACGGGCAGGACTACACAGCCCTTGCCAGCTACCTGCACGCGCATTGGAGAAAAGAGTTCGGCGGCCACCGGTACAAGGCGACGCGCAATTGTATCCGCCCCGAGCCGGAACCTGCGACCGAGGCGGTCCGGGACTACAGCCCGACGCGCCCGCCAGTCGCCCCGCGCGGCTACATCCTCGTCGAGGCCCGGGCGACAAAGTACGGGTATCAATATTATAAGTATGTAGTTGATCCAAAGCGGAACGAGGCCGCTTTCTTAAAACCTCGTAAATGAGTAGCATTTTAAGACGAAAGGAGCGACCAGCATGAGCCGGAAACCGACCACACATCCACGCGCAGACAGAAAGCCGGTATGCACCCGGAAAGACTGCATCTGCCATGACTGGCGTTGCGAGAATTGCTGCGCCAAGTATCGCCATATCTCCGATTGCAAGGGCGCCGAGCCGGAAAGGGACGGGGAATGCAGGACGTGAGCAGAAAGCATAGCAAAAAGAGCAGTACGCCGCCCCCACCTGGCTTCCCGGCACAGCTGCGGAAACTGCGGGAGCGCTATGGGATGTCGCCGGAGGCACTTGGGGAGTGCTGCGGCCTCTCGCGGAATATCATCCGCAGATATGAGCGGGGAGAACGCTGCCCGTCCGTTGATTCCGTGGTGAAAATAGCCGATTTCTTCGATATCTCGACAGACAGCCTGATCGGAAGACGAAGAAATTGACGGCAATCCCCCAGTTGGGGGAAAATAAGAGAAAAAACATGACAAAATATAAGCCACAGGGGCGGAGCATACCCGTCTCTGCTTTGGCATAAACAAAAACCGGCGCAAAGGAGGCGGGGAGATGGGAAAGCCGAGAAAGATCAAGAGCGTAAAGGCGATGGAGCGGGCAATAGAAGCTTATTTTGCGAGCTGCGAGGGCACGCCGCGCCTCGACAAAAACGGCCAGCCCATCTACGACAAGCACGGCCAGCCGGTCGTTGTCGGAGCGAAGCCGCCGACTGTCACCGGGCTTGCGCTGGCGCTTGGTCTGTCCGGGCGTAAAGTCCTGCTGGACTATCAGGGGCGCGAGGAATATCGTGACGCGATAACGCGCGCGAAGGCACGCTGCGAAGCCTATGCCGAGGAACGACTTTACGACAAAGACGGCTCGCCTGGTGCGAAGTTCAGCCTTGGATGCAATTTTGGCTGGGCATCGGAGGACGAACGGCGCGGAGACCCGGCGGCGTTTGCGGCGCTGATCTCCGCGATCACGGGCGGCGGGAACGATGCGCCTTAAAAAACTTTCACAAAAGCAGAGGGAGATATTCGACTTCTGCAAGACGGACGAGACGACGCTGATCTGCGACGGTTCCGTCCGATCCGGTAAAACAACGATCATGACGCTGGCCTTTCTGGCGTGGGCCATGCAGAACTACGACCGCACGAATTTCGCAATCTGCGGAAAGACCGTGCAGTCGGCAGAACGGAACATCCTCCGCCCGCTGATGGAGGTCGAAGGACTTGGAGCGGCGCTGGCGCTGTCCTACAAGGTTTCTACGCGCGTCCTGACAGTCCGCTGCGGCGCGCGGGTCAACTGGTTTTATCTCTTCGGCGGCAAAGACGAAAGCTCGTATATGCTCATCCAGGGCATTACGCTCGCGGGCGTTTTATTCGACGAGGTTGCACTGATGCCGCAGTCATTTGTGGAGCAGGCAACAGCCCGCGCGATTTCATTCGAGAACCCGAAATATTTTCTGAACTGCAACCCGGAAAGCCCAGCGAACTGGGTGTACAAAAAATACATCGAGCAGCCGCCCGCAGGCACGCGGCACATCCACTTCCTGCTGGAAGATAACCCGATCCTGACACCGCAGATGATCGAGCGGACAAAGGCGATGTATTCCGGTGTTTTTTACGACCGGTATATTCTCGGCCTCTGGAGAATCGCCGAGGGTCTGGTTTACCCAATGTTTGATCGGGCCAGAAACGTCACGAGTGAGCGGGGCGGGCCGGGGCGGTACTGGATCTCATCGGACTACGGCACACAGAACCCTACCGTCTTTGCATTGTGGCGGGAATATGGCGGCAAGGCCGTCATGGAGAAAGAATATTACCACAGCGGGCGCGAGAGCGGGCGGCAGAAGACTGACGAAGAATATTATCAGGATTTAGAGGCATTCGCGGACGGATACCGCATTGAGCGTGTCGTGCTCGACCCATCGGCAGCGTCCTTTGCCGAGTGCATCCGGCGGCACGGAAAGTTTTCTGTATGGAAAGCAAACAACGCCGTGCTGGACGGCATTCGCTTCACGGGGGCCTGCATCAAAAGCGGCATAATCAAATTCCATGAGAGTTGCAAAAACGCGTTTCGGGAATTTGGCCTTTATAGCTGGGACAAAGACGCAGGAGAAGACCGCGTGATAAAAGAAAACGACCACGTGTGCGATAGTATCCGCTATTTTTGCATGACCGTTTTGAGGAGAGAAATCAAGAAATGAGCCTTTTGACAAACATTCGAGGGTGGTTCCGGAATATGCTTTTCCCGCAGGCGGTGGCCGAGCGGGAATTCGGCGTATCTCCGGCAGTCAGCCAGAAGATGGAGCAGAATATAAGCCTCTGGTACGCGATGTTTATTGGAAATCCACCCTGGCAGACGTGCGATGTCATTGCTGTCGGGCTTCCGGCGGCGATCTGCCGGGAGATCGCGCGACCGACGCTGGCCGAGCTGACGGCTAACATCACCGGCAGCGCCCGTGCGGATTATCTGAAAGACTGCTTTGAGCGGGCGGAAGAGAATTTTCACAGCGCCTTAGAACTGGGGCTTGCGCTCGGCGGCGTGGCATTTAAGCCGTATATCTACGGTGAGCAGCTGCTGGTCGACGTGACCGGCGCGGCGGCGTTCCAGCCGACGAAATTTGACCCTGCCGGGCGCTGCATCGGAGGCGTCTTCCGGGACAAGCCCGCGAAAGTGGGCGGGAAGTATTATATCCGCCTCGAATCGCACGAGCTGGACGGCACGACCTATACGATCCGCAATAAAGCGTATTACAGCGACGCTTCCGGCACAGTCGGCGCAGAAGCGCCCCTGAACGCCGTCCCGGAATGGGCGGACATTCAGCCGGAGATCGCGATTCAGGATATGAGCGGGCCGCTCTTCGCGTACTTCCGCCCGCCTGCGGCCAACACAACGGACGCAAACAGCCCCTGCGGAATGTCCGTCTACGGAGACGCGGCTACGGTGCAGCTTATCAAGCAGGCCGACGAGCAGTGGGAGCGCCTGCGCTGGGAATACCGTTCCAGCGAGCGCAAAGTCCTGATGGACGGCACGAGCTCGACTGCGGATATGTTTAACAAGCGTATGTTTGAGCTTGGGCCGTTCTCCCCGTCCGGCGAATTCTTTCAGTACATCGAGCCGCAGATCCGCGATGAAGCAATCTACCGAGGGTTCCAGAATACGCTCCGCCGCATCGAGTTCAACGTCGGGCTGGCCTATGGCGATATCTCCGATCCGCAGACCGTCGAGAAGACCGCGACGGAGATCCGCAACAGCAAGCAGCGCAAATATGTGCTAATTGACAGTATCCAGACGGCGCTTGAACACACGTTTGACAGCCTGCTCTATGCGCTCGATACATACGCAACACTCTATAACCTCGCGCCTGCCGGGACGTACAACGCAGAATATGATTGGGGCGATTCCATCCTTGACGACGCTGAGAAGAAGGAACAAGAGCGGGCAAACGACCGACTTGACCTCGCTGACGGAATTCTGAACCACTGGGAATACCGCGCGAAATGGTACGGCGAGGACGAAGCGACTGCAAAGAAAATGCTTCCGAGAGCGCAGGATATGGTAACTGAACAGCAACAGGAGGTAGAGTGATGGGAGGAAGAGGAAGTTCCGGGGGGGTAGCAAAAAACGAAGTTATCCCTACGGAACAAAGAATTAGGGTTCCGTATTCAGAATACAAGGATGTATACGAGAAAGAATCGCACAAGGTATACAATTCTTATGATTCCAACAACAAAACAATCGAAATAGATGTAAATCCACGAATATATGAGATATCTAAAATCATGCCGGATAGCTTTTACCAGCAGTTACTGGATGGGTACAAAGCTGGCATAAAAGCAGATAGCAAAGAAGGAAAGAAACAAAAAGCGTTCTATGCACGAGTTGTGCATGATCGTTATAGAAAGATTGCAAGTAAGGGCGGAAAGATGAGAAAGGACGCCCCAGAGTGGCAGAAAAAAGCATTTAACATAGCCGTCTACGGGAAAAAGTGATCAGAATTAACGGAGGTACAAAACGATGGGAGGAAGAGGTGGAGCCGGTGGCGGCATTGGAGCCGGAGAATCTGGGCGTGGGCGCGGTATGAGCCTTGCGCGGTTTTTGTCACAGCAGGATATTAACCGAGCAAACGCTGCGTCTGTCACTGATATGGGCGATATTATCAGGCGCACATTTGAGCGCAACGCTGCTGAAATCAATGGGCTTGAGCTGTCGGACGCTGAAAAGAAAGACGCCGTAAAGCAGATGGCAACTCTCGCAACAACGGCACTAAAAACGGCGGCAGGAGCAGTCAATCCTTATGCAAGCGGGCCTGCGCGCCTGACAACGGCGCAGAAAACAGGAAGCGCCGCAGACAGAGCTGCAAGAGCGCGCGGTGAAATGGATAGCTACATGCGGAAATTGCGTGACCAGTCCAGTAAAAACCGCAAAGCAGCAGAAAACAAGGCGTTTTCCAATGCCTTTGTAACAGCGCAAAAGTCCGGTGCGTTGGAAGTTACGGTAAACGGCAAGAAATACCGCAGAACTAACAAGCGCAGCGGTACATGGCGTCCGGTATGATTAACTTTGAAAATCTCGACAAGTTCACATTCCCCGGCGTTGGAAAGTACGACATTCCGCAGATCGAGCCGGTCAAGGCATATCCGCATGGCGAATTTATCCCTGTGAATTACCATTACACAGCAAAAGACCAGGCAAGCAAAATCGTTCATTTCTTTGTGGACGATTACCAATTCATTCGATATTGGAACACGCCGGACAAGTACATTCCGAAACTGTTGCAGTTTGCGGCGGTGTGTGCGCCGGACTTCTCCACATACACGGATATGCCGCTGGCGATGCAGATATACAACCATTACCGCAAGCATTGGTTGGCGGCATACTGGCAAATGCACGGCATGACGGTTTATCCGACAATCTCATGGAGCGATGAGAATAGTTATGACTGGTGCTTTGACGGTGAACCTGTCGGCGGTGTTGTGGCGGTTTCCTCGGTGGGAACGCAGGCAAACGCTGAAAGCAAGCGCCTGTTCCTGCGCGGCTACGAAGAAATGATGAAACGGCTATCCCCGGAATGGGTGATCTTCTACGGCAGAGTGCCGGAAGAATGCGACTGGAATTTGATACGGGTAAAGCCGCACTATGATGATATTGTGAAACGGAGAAGGGCGGTGAGCGGATGAAGTACCCTTTTTAGCCCAGAACTATTAGACGCCATCCCGGAAGAGCTTGCAGAGCTGTTCCGGACGCTGGAAGATACGCTGCTGGATGAGGTTTGTTCACGGCTTAAAATTGCGGATCAGCTGAACGAGGTCACGGTACAGGATATCCGGGCGCTGCGGTCGCACGGCATTGATCTCAAGAAGATCAGAAAGGCGATCCAGAAGACGGCGGACGTCAGCGAAGAGAAACTGAACAAACTGCTGGACGACGTTGTGGAGCGAAACCAGCGATATTACAACGACCTCATTACGCTGGCCGACGTGACAAAGCCTGACCGGCTGGTAGACGCCTCCGATATCGACGCGATCCGCAGGCAGACGCTCGGAGAATTCCGAAATCTGACGCAATCTTTGGGGTTTTTAGTGGACAATGGCCAGAGAATGCTTCCGCCTGCGCAAGCATATCAGTGGGCCTTAAATTCGTCAACGCTGCAAATTCAGAGCGGGGCGATCAGCTATAATCAGGCGATTGCCAAAGCCGTCAAGCAGCTGGCAGAGAGCGGAATCAAAGTCGTAGACTATGAGAGCGGTCACACAGATCAAATCGACGTGGCTGCCCGCCGGGCCGTTATGACGGGCGTGGCGCAAATCTGCGACAAGTATTCCGACCAGTCGGCGGAATATCTGGATACCCGGTATTTTGAGATCACAGCCCACTCCGGCGCACGAGACAAGCCCGGCCCGTCCCCGTGGTCGAGCCACAAGGATTGGCAAGGGAAAATTTATTATAAAAGCGAAAACGGAGAGCCTGACCCGCTTGGGCAGTACAAGGATCTCGTGGAGACGACCGGCTACGGCTATGTAGACGGCCTGACCGGAGCAAATTGCCGCCACTACAAACACGCATTTCTCCCCGGCATTATGGAGCCTACCTATTCCGAAGAGCAGCTGGAGCACATCGACGACGGCCTCGGCTGTGAGTTCGACGGGAAGAAATATACTGCATATGAAGCAACCCAGATGCAGCGCAGGCTTGAGCGGGAAATTAGAAAGCAAAAAAAGCTGAAAAAAGCATATAAAGCATCCGGGCAAAAGGACAAGGAGACTGCCGCCGCAGCCAAACTGCGCCGCCTGAACACGAAATACCATGATTTCAGCAAGGCCGCCGGGCTGCCGGAACAGCCGGAGAGAATGAAGGTGTTATATGATTGACGAAAAACTGAAAGCCGCCATTGAGCGGGCGCTTGCCGCCGGGTTCCGCGTTCAGCTGAAGCGCATGAAGGACGGAACAGTCAAGGC